CAAAAGCAGAGTATATTCCGTCTTCTTTTGTGACTTTTTTGAATTATTTTTTAATGTTATCAATATCAACATCAAATACTAATTATGACAAAAACCACCAATCAACACTTTTGTATCTAACAAGTTAGGTTAATTAAAAAATTTCAACTATGCTCGTTATTTTCATTCAATCCTGAGAGACATTAACCTGCTCCCCGTTAATTAACACACCGCGAAGTTAGTAATGTCTTCATAAGCCACATGAGGACATCCCCATGAAGAAGCGTTTTTCCGATGAACAGATCATCAGTATTCTCCGCGAGGCCGAAGCCGAGGTTTCTGCACGTGAGCTCTGCCGTAAGCACACCATTTCCGACGCCACCTTCTACACCTGCCGAATCGCCGTCTGCAATCGCCGTGGCAATTCGCGTGGCCCCCAGGTTGATGTCGCGCTGATGAATAGACTGCTCCAGTTGGCTGTAACGCTGCTCCCATTCCGCTGTTTTAGTCTGAAAGCTTTCGTACAGCTGCTGGAAATTACCTTCAGCAGCCAGGCGCTCTTCTTCCTTGCGGCGCACCTCTTCTTTTGCAGCGCGGCAGCGCTCATCGCTGGCTCGCTTCTCTGCTAGCAATTCTTCGTTCTTGCGCTTCAGTCCACTAACATCTTCAGGCTGAGGTAAGCCGTCAATCTGGCAGATATAGACATCACCCTGCAGCGCGTAAAACGCCTGTTTGACCTCATCGAGCTGTGCGTATTCCTCAGCGGTAAGCTGATACTTAAGTGGCATACATTCTCCTGAATGGATGTGTGCTGGCCCGGCCAGCTATAGGTTGGATATAAAAAATGTTAACTTTGTGTTTTTTAATGGAGGGATCATGTCTACTAAGTCGAAATCGGTATTTATTACTTCTATATTCCCTGTTCTATGTGCTTTAGCTGGGGCAGCGGTAACGGCAATATTTGGATGGTTAGGCAATTATCAGCAGGCAAACATTTCATATAAAAACGCCTGCATAATTCGCATAGATCATCAAGAGGAAAACTTAAGGGAAAAATATTCTACGTTTTTGAAAGCCTGGATTCACTTTTCATACTCTCCGGATATGAGGCATCGCAATAACGAGATTTTAAGGAATTTAGCGCAACCTTTGGCATCGGCCGCCATAGATATGGCCGCATACGCGCCGGATAAGCTTTCCAATTTGTCTTACGACATCGGCGCTGCGTTAAACTCTTCCATCAACAGTAATGACGATGTAGAAATACAAGAAAAATCCATTAGAGAAGCCATTTCGCTCACCGGAAAAGCTAATAGCGCCTTCAGAAATGCACTTAAAGAATTAGATACGAAAAGAGGCCAGTGTGGTTAGCCGTTTCAGTGGATACCTGCTTGGATACTTCACATTTGGATACCAGCGCATCTGCCTTGCCTTTTACCTTCGCCTTGAGGTCGCGCTCCCATCCGTCACGTTTTGCGCGCTTGTTTATCGCGCCGTGAGTAATACCATGCTGTGAAGCTATTTCGCGGATAGACATCAAACCAGCCCGGTAAGCTGATTCGATGGCCTCCCAATCTGGTGTTGCCATATTCACCCCAATATAAAGGGCCGCATCAGCGACCCTATGTTTATTATTGGCTTTTTAAAAGCCCATACTTTTTTTAACTATTTCGGCAACAAGAGGCCATGCTACTTGATTTGCTGATTCCCACATCGAACCGAATGCCTTAGTCAATAGTTGCCTCGCAGACCCCGCATTCCCTTCTTCTGCCTGGCTAACTGCTGCTTTTACATCACTTATCTGCTCTTGAGTTACAGGCTTTCCTTGCTGTTCCAATATTTGAATGAGCTTCATTACTACGTCATTACTACCGTCAACAGTGTTATTCATTGTCTGAGTGACAGTCTCACCTGATGCTAATTGTAAGTTGCCTATCTCGCCGCCGCTGATGTGAATATTGGTCACCACCCTTTGCACGTTTCTCGGCTTGTTAGGCGGCTGCCTAGCTGACTTGTAGCCCTTCTCTGTAAGGTAAACGTATTCTTTTTTGCTATACATACCGATAATGATCACGCCAGAGTTGGGATCATTATCATAAACTGCCATTGGACCTGTTTTAATGTATCCCTGCTTTTCTAAATCAGAAAAGGCGATCTCAAAATCAACTTTAGTGACTTCTTCTGAATTACATACAGCCGTAGCAACCAACTCAATCCTAGGACCTTCATAGCCTTTCTTTAAATCTTCTGCGCCATAATCTTTTTCGGTAAACTCTGCAAAAAGAGTCCCTAATATTTGCTTCGATGCTTCGTCCAGTGGAGTAGCCATTTTTTATCCTCAGAGGTAACGAATTAGGATAATGGCTAATGTGACCACTCAATTCAACCCATCAAAAATGACAGGCTGCACTAAATTTTTTAAGTTTGCTTCTGCTGGCTAGAGCACTACTAGCGATGAGCTTAGTAAAGGCTACTTTCTAAGGCTGTTCTTCACTTCGGTGATGATCCGCTGCTGCATGCGGCTTAATTCGGTGCGGTGTCGCCGCTCCTGCCGCAGGTAAATCCATAACCTATCCAGGTCATTACCAGCGCGCCGATGCAGGCATCAGAGAGGATGTTGTAGATTGAGTACCCACTCATTGGGTCACCGTTCCGCAGTTGGCTTTCCACGTCTTGTTGTGGGTCAGGATGGCCTGCTTTGTGGCGTCATCCAAAGCCAGTAGGTCAGCCCTTGTCAGAATAATTGGCTTCACCCAGTTACAGGATGTATCAATCACCTCAGTCCTTGCGGGTCCAGTCACGGAGCAGCTCGCCGTCAACAGCGCTACCAGGCATGCGAGAAACAGTATCCTGTACATCTGCAGCTCATTTGATGGTGTCTTGCTGGCGTCTTGTTACTGCCTGCTGTGACTCGATGGCGGATTTGGTTTCTCGCTCTGTGGCGGCCGTTTCAGCTTTAGTCTTCCCTTTGGAATGACCAATACCGAATGCTCCAGCAACCAGAGCAATCAGAACGCCAATGCCGCTGATGATCATCTCGATAGTCGTCATCACTTTTTCTCCGGATCAATACCAGCGTCAATTTTCTGCTCGTTGATGTCTTTGTCTGAGGCGATTTTCTTTGCCCCGATATAACCCGCAGTGGCGAAACCAAAAAAGAGGCCGAATGTGACATCAGATAGCGTCCCTCTATATGCCTGCCAGCCAACTACGCCACAGCATACCAGGAAGGCCAGCGCCGCTTGTGTCCGGCTTGCACATGAGAAGAATAAATCATGTCGATCTTCCGCAGAGGTACCATCTGGTATGGGAGCTACACGACTCCAGGCGGGAAGCGCATTAAGGAATATCGTGACACAGAGGACCGAAAGCAAGCACAGGAGCTTCACGACCGGCGAAAGGCTGTGTTATGGCGAATAGAGCGGCTGGGTGATTTCCCTGACGTGACGTTTGAAGAAGCATGCCTGCGCTGGCTGGAAGAGAAAGCGCACAAGAAATCACTCGATGCTGATAAGGGCCGGATCGGATTCTGGCTCATGCATTTTGAGGGGGTATTGCTGAAGGATATCAGCGAGGCGAAGATTTACGCCGCGGTCAGCAGGATGACCAACCGTAAGGCAAAGGAGAGATGGGACCAGCGCGCCGTATCGATGGCGAAGACAGGACTGGATATCGGGGAGTACAAACCGACTGCCGTTTCCACCTCCACCAGGGCAAAGCACCTGGCATTAATGAAGGCGCTGATGCGCGCAGCAGAACGTGAGTGGAAGTGGGGCGAGAAGTCGCCGGTTATCAAAGTGCCGCAGGAAAGAAATAAGCGGGTACGGTGGCTCGAACCCGCTGAGGCAAGGCGACTGATTGATGAGTGTCCTGAGCCGCTCAAGTCTACCGTAGAGTTTGCACTGGCAACAGGATTGCGCCGCTCAAACATCGTTGACCTGAAGTGGTAGCAGATTGACCTGCAGCGGAAAGTGGCGTGGATATACCCGGAAGAAAGTAAGTCAGGCAGAGCTATTGGCGTAGCGCTGAATGACCTGGCTGAATCAGTCCTGAGACGACAAATCGGCCGGCACCACAATTGGGTATTTGTTCACACCGAATCGGTGAAGAGGAATGACGGCACGACTACGGCAAGCGTCAGGAAGATGCGAGTCGATTCAAACACTGCGTGGCGCGCAGCACTGAAACGATCTGGCATTGAGGACTTCAGGTTTCACGACTTGCGGCATACCTGGGCAAGCTGGCTAATTCAGGCCGGTGTTCCATTATCTGCACTGCAGGAAATGGGCGGCTGGGAAAGCATTGAAATGGTCCAGCGATATGGGCACCTTGCACCTAACCATTTAACGGAGCATGCACGGCAAATTGATGCGATTTTTGGCAGTCGTGTCCCAAATCTGTCCCATGTGGAAAATCTGGTAGTCGGAGGGAGGTGATAACTCGTTGATTTTATTTGGTACGCCCTACAGGATTCGAACCTGTGACCTACGGCTTAGAAGGCCGGTGCTCTATCCAACTGAGCTAAGGGCGCATGGAGATGGCACGGATTATACGTCGGGAAGCGGGTACGT